GTTGCGGCATCCGACGAAGACGTAAACGTCGTCAACACTTTGTACCAAGCTCCAGTCACGAGGACTTTCGCCGGCAACACCAAGTTGCACGCATGAGCATCAATCGCTCGCTGAGCAACGACTGCCGTATCAAACACGCACTTCGCGAACCCCGTCTTAAAACCGTGATCCCGACTATTCTTTAGAAGTGGCTCCGCATTGTTCATGTTGACAATGTCAGCTTGATTGAACGAGGCAAACCCAGTCCCAGCGCTTAACGCTGAAACGATAGCCGCTACCAACAACACTTTAAACATGTGCACCATGGTTACATTCCCTTCAAAATTATTTGATCTACGCAACTGCGCGAAGTACAGAATAGGCCAAAATATGATCCGTTGACGGATCGCCACTCAACGTAACCGTGATCGTATTGGCAGTAAGCACCGCTGCGACAATGGCCCGTGGCGTCCCGCCAGCAGTCTGAACCGTTACGTGAACCACATCCGTCGCAGCAAGACCCGTGACCGTGATGACTTCCGTCGCATCACCGCCGATCGTCGTGAACTTACCAGCGAACTTGACTACGTGACTCGACGTCACACCCGCCGCCAACTTAGCCAGCGTCACGTTCCCATCCAAAATCTTCGCCGTCGTCACAGCGTCATCAGCTACGCTGTCACCAGCCGAACCAATCAACGTACCTAGCTGCACCTTCCGCGCAACCGAACCCGTCTTGCTGTTCAGTAAAAACAACTGTTCTGCGGTCAACGCCATATCACTTCTCCTAAAAGAAGGGGCTGCGGTTTACCCGTTACCGAAACGCAGCCCCAATGTTGAGACATTATGTGTACGCTGGGATCGAGTACATAACTCCACACCGACATGGGGCGTGAAGGATCAGCTCGCCGTAGAAGCGCACGTCAACAATGTAAACGAAGCCCGTCGTCGCACGCTTGACGTAATAGCCGTTTCCATTCGGGTCAATGTGACGCTCAAAGAACCCGTTCGAGTGAAGCTTGAACGCGCTCATGTCAAGGTAGTACATCAAGTCATCGTCCATCTCCTGGACTGCAACCAACTTGAGGTTGCCCTTGACGCTACCAATCGTGACTTCGGTGTAGCCGTACACGGACGCCTTCGTCTCGACGTGACGGTACCCACCGCTACCCGCTTCGAGAAGCTTGAACACCGAACCAATGTGTTTCAGCGACATGACGACGCGATCAGCGTGGCCCTTACCGAGCTTCAGGATACGTGTCCAGCCATCGAAGATGGCGTCAAGGATGTTGGTCGCCGAAACGCTCGCACCCGAAATCGCGATCGACTGAAGGTACGGGTACGCCAGCTTCGACTTCCCGAACAAATTCGCAGAACCACCCTGCGCCGAAGGAAGAAGCTGACTGCGAAGCGACGTAAACGCATTCGCCGCCGTCTCTGCGCCAGGAATGTAAACACGCGCATTCTGCGCCGTCGTCATGTTGTTAGCCGAGAAGTCGACCACCGTAGCGCCACCACGAGTCGTCACAAGTACAACTTCGTTCGTGTTGACGTTGACCGTACTCACATAGCCTTCGAGCGCCGCAGAGTTGTCATCGTCAATGATGACCTTCTGCTTCAACTCGAACCGCTCAACCCGATCGACCACCATCAAGCCGTCGTTCGCCGTCGCATTACTCGTCAACGTAGCGAAATGCGCTCCGTTGAGAAGCATGGTCGACACCATGTCCTTCATGCCATCGACGAAATCTTCGATCTGGTCAGGCAGAATGCGAAGAAACGAATCCTTGTTGACGAGACCTTTCTTGCGAGCACCTTCGGGAACGTGCTGATGAAGATCCTTCGAGTTGAATTTCAATGTCCCCCAAGTCTCTTTGTAATCCTCTACGACTCCTCTCACAAATTCATAATCGCTAATATCATTTTCAGCTGTGAGGCCACCTTGAGAAAACGAACTCCCGCGAGCTCCACGAAAGGGAACGGGCAACGACCCGCCTTTCCACTTCATGTTCTTCTCGACGTTCTTGATAAGCCAGTTGCGCTCAGTCAACTCTTCCATCAAGAGGTCGTATGCCAAATGCTCGTTCAGCATGTCGTCGAATAGGGCTAACGTCGCCATAGTCTAATTTGCTTTCTGGGCTATCAGCCCGAAGGTACGTTCTTGTCCACGTACTCACGCATTTCCTTGATGGTCTTGAACCGTCTACCCGTTGGCGAAACGTTACGACCTTTCCCTATATTGGGAATCGGCTTAACAGGATCTCGCTTAGCGGCAGACTGCCCACCCTTCTCGGACACTTCAGCCACACCTTGAGGCTGAGCTTGCGTGAATGTTTTTTTATGAAACTCGTAAACCTGTTTGACCGCTTCCATTGGAGCTAGATTCTCAGGCTTCCCACTCTGCTTGGTGCGCTCATAGTGGTAGTAACCCTGCTTCCTAACTTCTTCCTGGAACGAACCGAGACCATGAACCTTGTCGAACTGTGACTGGAAGCCAGACACATCGGGATGTCCCAGAGCCATGGTCATCTGCTGCTGATGAACACTCATAAACTGAGCCGATGCATCTTCCTGAACACGCACCGCCTGCTGGTGTTGATTGTATGCATCGTACTGGGTCGCCCTAGTACGATTGAACTGATCCCACTGCTCAGGCGTTTCCTTTGCGTTCACGATCTCTTTGGCGCGATTGATGATCCAATCGTCCGTGATCCCGACCTCGGCTGCGAACAAATGCGGTTGCTTCTCGCGTAGGGTGAGAACTCTATTGATGTCGCTCCTAAAGAAATCAACTTCACCCTTGAATTGATCGCGCTGACTGACGACTTCCTGATGCTTCGGCTTCATTGCATCCAGACCATCTGCTTTCGACAGAAGATCTCGGAAGTAGTCTTCAGTAGCCTTGTCTTTTACGAGCGTCTTGAGCTGATCTGGGAATTCTTTTTCCTGGTCATAGACCTTGTACTTCGTGTTCGGCTCATACGCAGGAGTCCCCTCCTTCGTGCCGGCATCGGTCTTAGCTGCGTCGTCAGCGGCTTCTTTCGACGCACCCTCGTCATCACTGTCACCAAACGCTTCTTCGGCCGTAAGCTTCTTACCGCCGTCGACGTCTTCGGATACAGCTTTCCCGTCGCCTTCGGATTCCTTCGATTCTTCCTTGTCGGGACTTTCAGTCTCGAACTCAGCAGAATCAAATTCCTCGTAGCCAATTTCGCCGTCAGTACCTTTTCCTTCGATCAACATAGAGGTCTCCATTCGTGAACTGGCTTGTTCACGTTTGAGCGTTTCTCACGCCTGACTTGGCGCTACACTTCCGCTCGATTAAAAATTGCCACCACCCATCGCCGGATCCTGACCTGGACCTGGCGGTAGCTGTTGACGCTGCATATTGACTATTTCTGCGACCCTGGCTTGGGTCTGTAGATCAGATTGTTCGAGAGCCTGCTGAGTCGTACCCTGCTGCTCAAGTTTCTGCTGAAGCCACTGAAGCGACTCGGCGGGGAGCCTTAGACGCTTCGACTTCTGAGGATCATTGGGATCGGTCACGTAGAAGTCACAGCTCACAAGAAAGCCGCCGCTGGGAAGAAACCCATCTTTGGCAGCTTGAGCGGCAGCGACTTGTTGCGCCTTAATCTCGCGGTGCTTCCCTATCTTCGCCTGATACATTTGCTGCACTTCGGGAGGCAGCGTATCGAAGTCCTTCTGCTTTACCCGATGAATCAAACGCTTAATCACGTAGTCATGACTCTCTTCCTCATCCGGCTCAACCCACTTGCCTCTATCAAGCGCCAGGATGTCAGAGCTCGCGTTGTCGTAATCGAGAGTCTCGTCATCAAAGAGCTGCTCCTTGTTGATGTACTCCATCGACCGAATCACACGACCAAGATCTTTCGGCGCCATATTGGGACCAGCGAACTGAAGCAAGTGATTCAGCGCTAACTGCTTCCCAAACCGGCTCTCCAGATCCTCACTCTGAGGCTCTATCTTGATCTGGTAAGACAAATCATCGCTATCGCGAAACTCCGCGATGTTGACGAATTCCTTCCTACCAATAATAGGAATCATCATCTCGTCTTTGTAAAACGCCTTGGCGTATCGCAACGACGCATCGCAAATCTCTGTCTCAAACTCTTGGAACTTATCCGTGTACAAGACGAACTGCTTCTTCTCAGCAGCACTACGAAACAACATCGCATAGCTATCGACGCCGTTGGCCATCTTCTCTTGACTGTCTTCGGCCACATTCGTGATCGCGTACATCTCGCTGATCTGCCCAGCCATGTAGCCGACGTACTGCTCACCGCTGCGACCAGCCATGATCTTAGGCTCTGATCCCGTGACCTGGATCGCCTTGACGCCATGTGTCGTACCACCAGGCGACAAAGAGCTACCGTTCATCAAAAGGACTTTGTCATCCCCCAACGTAATCTGATGCTCTGCGATCTTCGACGCCGAGCGATTGATCTCAGCCTGGTAAGGACGCAACTGCTTGATGATCGAATAGCTACGTGCCGACGTCGACGCCTCATCGAACCCGACGTAGATAATCGGGAACAACCCCAGAGGCAACTCGCCCTCGTGAAGAATCCCTGCCTTCGTCGTGATGAAGTAGTGACCCTTGGGGTAATCAGCACACGGCCTAAAGTAGAACTCCATGACCATCACGAGGCCCTTACTGGCCCCGTAGCTACTCGACCCCGTGTCGAAGATCTTGTAAGTCTCCTCGGCACTCGACGTGATCTTGGTGAGCTTCTCCTCGTCAGCGGCGAACTGCTTCTCCAGATCCTTCACAGGAAGCATCTTGCGGTAACAGACCCAACGCGCCTCTTCCCACGACCGAGCTTCAGGATCCGTCAAAAGGTTGAACCCATGAATTCGCTCGTAGACAAGATCGCCCGTGAAGATGATCGAGTGAGACGGCGTCCCGTCCTCTTCCATCTGCGGCAAACCATCTTCACCAATGACGGCCTCGTACCCTAAAAGCTCGCCCATGTTGGGATCGTAGAAAATCTTGCAGATCGCTTCACCAATCTCAGCGTAGTCCTGAGCCCACTGACGGCGGCGCTTCTTGAACTTGTGCCGGTACTTGATGTCCTGCCATACAGAGTCGTGAATCTGAGCGGACTTCTGGTCGCTCAGTTCCGACTCGTTCTTCGGCCCAACGGCAACACCTGGCGCGAATGCCAGGATGTTGTTGACGTAGGTCTTGGTGATTTTCTGGATGTGATTCTTGGTGAGACGAAGCTTCTGCGACTTAGTGATGTTCTCTACCTGGCGAAGCTTCCGCCAGAACCGAGAATCTTTCCGGTTGTAGTGATTACCGGCGACGAGTAGCAGATTGGAGCGTTGCTCAGCGAACAATGACGTGTGATGGGTCTCGGCATCTTGGTACAGTTGTACCAGTTCACTGATATCCATCTCCATCATCGGCATCCTCGCTTTGTATGAACTCTTCATACGCAGCGGGATCAGTGACCTTGAGATGCTCCAACTCTTCGGTCACCATGTCACTGGTTTCCTGGAGATGCTGCCTATCCTCAACACGGGAAGCACCCTCCAGGTTGGAGAGGGTGTCACCGCGCCCCGTCCGCTGCGATACTTCTGTTCTCGGTTCGTCAAGTGATTTGTTAAACACTAACTGCAAATCGCCGTACTGAAAAGACAAAACACCTTTTGCCGCACAGCACTCGATGATCCGTTTGATGCCTTCAGCGTCTAACCCAATGACAGCACTAACTGTTTTCCCAGACTCCTTTACAGCCAAAACCTCCGCTACGCGCTTTCTTGCCCAGTAAGACTTCATTCCCTTGCTGACAGCGGCTGAAACGCTGGGTTTCGTAGGCACTTTCTTGGCTTTCTTCTTAGTCATCGTAACCTCCATCTGAATAATCGCCGTCAAGACCGTAATCGTAGGCCTCGTTAGCCAGGTCAAACTCTGCCTCTAACAAATCGATGCCATTGTTCTCATTTCCGACAAGCCCCCGACGCTCCCTCTCCCGTTCACTCAACTTGGAATTCGGATCCGCCTTGTCGGGAACCTTTTTATTGAGAATGGAAAAGTCCCACGGAATCTGAGTCACCGCGAAACGAAGGGCATCGATGAAGTCATCCTTAGCCACAGGCTTGGGAGTCGAATTCTTGAGGTTCTCAAGCTCCGTCACCAGCTTCATCAACTCGGGCTCATCGTAGATAGCCAGCATGTCGTTCTTGAACAACGTGTTCAAAAGCTGCTCACCTGTCTCACGACCCTTCTCAGCCTTCTGAAACGGGATCTTCCGCCGCGATGCCACGGTAAAAAAGTCCCGGCTCTGATGATCGTAAAACTGAGCCACTGGCTTCATGTCAGCCTTGAGCTCTAAGAACTTGTTGAGAATGTCAGCAGCATCCGTTGTGACGCCATCGCCACGCCACCCCTTAAACACTCGCCCCACAGAGAAGTCAGGCTTCACGCCGACGAACACGATTGCTGCCGGGTGTGCCGTACCACCAGACCCAATATCAACGCCCCCGTAGACGAACCAACCTTTGGGCAACTTGTGCGCCGGCTTCACATTCGTTGAACGAACGAAGGACGCATACTTCCGATTCTGGTCGATGACGAACCGACCCTTAACGCGACGAAGAACCTCGTTCTCGTCCTTACAGTTACGCTCGATCTCGTGAATCGCTTCGAGCGTCCAAGGGCTCTTTGACCCGTCCATGTACGTCAAACACTCGTACATGCTAATCTGCTGCTTGAACGCCGTAGGGAACTTCTCGTGCTTCCCCTTCTCTTCCATCGTGGCCCGCCAGATCTCCTGACCGATCGTCGCCGTAAAGACAAGATGGAAATACCCCATGATCGCTGGCGAGAAGCACCGCGCCTGAAGCTCCGACAACAACTCCTCTGGCAACTCCTCGTCGCAAAAGATCGCGTACACAGACGCCGTCTGTAGCGCTGTCACGCCCTGTTCATAACTCTTAAAGTAAATCGTAACGCCACTATTGAACGAGATCGATTCTACTTGCCCATTCTTAAACGTTGGAAACCAACCATAGATCGGGTGCTCGTGATACGCCCCCTCCTTAATGATTTTATTCCATTCAACATTGCCAGCCTCATCCCTATCGCCAGGACCAAGCGGCAACCATTCTTTGCACCACTTCTCTTTATACTCATTATGACCGACGCCACGATCGGGATAGAAGTACCACATTTGCGTTGGACGCGACGGCCACAACTCAGGCCAAATCTCTACCGCTGTTGCCCAGTGTATGGACTTCCTTATCTGAGTAGAACTCTTGCTAATCTGATTAGCCGCAACCATGAAATTGTATTTGTTCTTGCTCTGAAAGAAGTCCCACGCCCAACGATACCAAGGCATCCCATAGAGATGCCGTAACGACGCCTTTAATTGGGATTGCTGAAGCTGAAGCCTACGCTTCTCTTCGAGCAACTTCAGATGCTCTTCCTTCCGTTCCCGTTCCGATACCAAAGCGAAGCCCCCTTAACACTGTTGCGATGCGCTCAATAACATCAGCTTTGTACCTACAGATATGCCAAGCATCATTCCCTGATACTTGGATCCTGGCTCCGAAGTAAACCAACGTGGACAACTTCCCGCTCCGCTTTCTGAGTCGTAACCGATACAACTTGATCGTTGCCAACTCTGTCTTTTCCTCGATCAATTGACGATTCACCACTCACCTCTAGTTCCAATTGCTTGATGCGCTCGTCGATACTCGACATCGTCTCGATCCCTTGATTTGCTTTAGACCGTGTGACGACATTGACGTTCAAGTTCCGTTGCTCACTACGCTGCACCGCCATCCCCTTAACGCGATTGCTGACCTCAATGAGTGTCTTGAGAAGCAAATCGCCGGCCTTGGCATCCAGCTTGCCTTTCTTATCAGTGAGCGTGATCTCCGTTAGTTCCCACAACCGTTCAGTGCAGCGATAAAGGATTGCCTCCATCTCTTTCTGATACGCCTGCATCGGACGAATCATCCACGCGAACTTGGCTTCGTTCGTGATGAACTTCTGATAGAAATACGGATCGGAACAAATCCCTGCATACACTGACGCACACACGATCTTCCCTGACCCCTTCCACATCATCTTCTCGAACTCACGCCAGAACGAAACCCTAAGCGCGTAGTCCGTTGGCGTAGGCTGCGCCATACCCTTGAGCTGCGCCTCAGTCATCACCAGAAACTCGTCCGGCAAATCCATGACCGCCTGCTTCAGACGATCGCTCAGGAAGTTGATCAGACTAAAATGATCCGACTCATCACGTATCGAATAGGGCCGATCCGGGATTTCCCCCACCGGCAAAACGTCTTTGTTCATCCAATCACCTTCCGTCAACTGGCGGATAATCCCACCCACATTTGCTGCAACGTATCCACATCACCTGACCAGCCGAGTGCAAATACCCGACGTGTACCAACGACGCCCGCCTACAGACCACCCCATGGTAGAGACGCCTCAAGATCATGGACACCGTGCCGATACACTTCATGTACGACGACCCGATTGGTTTTCGGCGGGCGCCTCTGGCCCGCTACTTTTCTGCCTACATTTTCCTCAGATCCTATACCACTCCCTTTCCAAGGCATAGCCAGCGCCACTTTCAGGACCATAAGCACCCGCCCAGACGCGAAAATGCCCAGCGAGACGAGCGCTGGGCACATTCATTTTGCTGACGGGACCACGCACACGAAGGAGGGTACTTCCATTCTACTAAATCAATCGGTCTTACGTTCTGGCTGCTCAGACGTGTTCAGATCCGAGGCTACCTGCTGATCACGGATCGCCTTACCCACCCACATGTACGCTTCCTCAAGCTTCGTCATCACCAGCGACCGAGCACGTCCTGCTGGCAACTCCCAGACCGACTTCTCCAACATCTCGAACGCCACCTTGAACTGACCCTGACACTTGACGTTCGCCTCGTTGTACCGCACGTACGCAAACGTCTTCGACTCACCGCCCATCACCTTGTCACCACTCTCGACCGTCATAACTAACTCCTGCTGGGAGTCCCGGTAGACTCGATATCGATTAGCCTCGTCAACAACTGACGCGCCTCAAAGAGATCCTGGACGTTCTGACCAGCGGTACTCCACCTGACGACCGCCGCTATAATGCCGCCGTCCGCAAAGCCAAGATCATGCTCCATGATAAAATCCACCGCCTTAGACAACGGAGACACTGGCACACGCTGCGGAACACCGCCACTGACAAACTTTTCACGGGCTTCCTCCGATCTACTCATCGCCTCCCTCGCCAAAGCATAGGCCTCTGCCTCGGCCTTCAAATTCACCTGCTGCAACGTACCCTTCAGACCATCCACTGCGCCCATCCTCTGCGTGATCTCTGCGATCCGTCTCTGTACCCTCGCCTCTGACCGCTCCATCCTGGACCCGCCCTGCCTCTGTATATCTCAAATTTCGTCCATGATATCTGGATCCGCCATGACGCTTTTCCTCCTCGCGAAAGCACGCTACGCAGAGCGCATGTTGACTACCCAACTTCAAAACGGCTGGGACCTGGCGACATCGGTCGCACACCCATGGCCGCCACGCGGACTTGGACTGCACGCCCTGTGTCTTTGATGTACTGCATGACGACTTCATCCACGTCTCCACTGACGAGCCCCACCACAGCCGCATTCCCCGCATCCGCCACCGCTGCGAGGAATTCCATCGTGGCCGCGACCTTTGGCATCGCGACCTCATACGACTCACTCTCAGTAATCTGAACGCCTGAGTGCTTAAAAACCAGCACGGCGACTTGATTGAGCGCCTCGACCATGCTTACCCTCCTAAGGCCTTGACTGATGGCCTTTGACTTTTATGCCCTTGTGGGGCAATGCTTTCAAGACCATCTTCACCAATCACAGGCAACACCATGAATCAAAACCTCTCCCAACTTGTTGAGGGCTGCATTGACACACACGTCACCGCATCCTCGACTAGAGATGCACGGACCAACTTCCGTGCGCTAATAACCCATGCTTACGAACTAGGAGCCAAAGATGCCCACGAAGAAATCACCAGTCGCGAAAACCGCAGCGTCCAAAAAGAAGTCCACCAAGGCCAAGCCAAAGGCCAAAGCGAAGGTCGCGAAAAAAGCGACCAAGCCAACGTCCGCCAAAAAGAAGGCGTCAGCGTCGACCAAGCCACCAACCGAACTGTATTGAGTACGTCGGAGCTTGCCGTCCAAAAGGCTGCTCTCGCCAAACTCTAGACACGGCCAAGCCAAGCGGTGTGTGTGCCGCTTGGCCTAGCCCGTCCCCCCGCCCCGCTCATGTATTGGATTCGCGGAGACTACCATGGGACTCATGACCAGAACACTGCAACCTGTTTCAAAGCTAACCTCAGTACGCACCCCCCGCACCTGCGGCTTCATCCAGGGATTCGCCACAGGCATCGCAGTCAGCATCGTTGCGATCTCATGCTGGATCTGGATCAACGCATGAACCAATGGTCACAGCCCGAAGACTAC